ATGGTGTGATTTATGGGGTATTTCGTCCGACCATTCTATGGATGAATTACATGCTAGAGATAAATTTAATATGATTAAAAAAGGGTATATGGTAGATAATCAATTTATTTGTTTGAATGATTTAATAGAATCCAGTACATCTACATGGGAAACACCCGAGTGGGGATTTCCAAAGGGTAGACGTAATCCATATGAAACAGAATTGTCATGTGCGTTGCGCGAATATGAAGAAGAAACCGGATATGATAAACATAATTTACAATTAATAGAAAATGTATTGCCTTACGAAGAAATTTTCATGGGGTCTAATTATAAATCCTATACACACAAATATTATATTGGATTTAGTACTAGTATAATAGCAAAACACAATTTTCAAGAATCAGAAGTATCTGATATGAAATGGGTTAGCTATGATGAAGCCATTGCCATGATTCGACCGTATAATATAGAACGTATACAATTATTGCAATACGTTCATTCGTGTTTAGCTAGTTATACATTATCTAAATAGTAGGTGGATTCTTGTAAGAAAATTCATTGTACAATTCTTTTATTTTTGAAGAATTAAGATGTTCTTTAAAAAAGATAACATTACATACTTTTCCTTTAATACCATCTTGCATTCCTATTTCAAATATTTTTTCACTTTCTTTCATTGGAATTACTTCTATTTTTGTTGCATGCAATTCGCTGTTTACAAACACGTCACATGTTCCATTCAAATAATTTAATACGATATGATTCCATTTTTGTAAAGGTAATGATTTAATTTCATCTACTAATTTTACTTTTTTAGATTCTGTTTTGATACCAATTTTCATTGTATTCAACCTACTATTGTAGGTAATACGCGGTGCATCTCCATAAGAAATTACAGTAGTGTATTCATTTGCTTGTGGACTAGAACTTGGATTCATTGCGTCAATATATATCCAAAAAGATAACCCATAATCATAGTTGATTGTTTCATCTATTTTAACTACTTTTAGTTCATGTAACGATACTGGATTATTGAGAATAAGTTGTCCGTGTTTTGTATACACTTTTTTTGCAATGCTGCGAACATAAATATAGGTTAATATAAACAATATTTCACCACTAATAAGTACAATTTCTTTTCTTGTCACTTTACTACTTTGTATTGTTTGTACAGCGTTGCCCACAGATGGAGCACGTTTCATAATGATATACATGATACCTATAAACGCAATCATAAAAATAATCCATTGTTGAGATACAAGAATGTAATGTAACGCAATAAAAAAGAATAGAATCATTGCAATCACCAATATGAATGTTTTATAAATAGAATCTTGTAATGATTTTGCATAATATATAATAGTAGAACCAATAATTCCTAGTATAATAAATAAATTCGTGTTCAAATTTAAATCAACTACTCCTAATACAGTCAACATGACAATAGAAAGAATATAAAAAGCAATAAGTAATGGAATATAAATTGCAGTATTTTTTGAATTTTGTAAATTGGAAGTATACATGAACAGTGAAACAAACGGAATGTTAGCCAAGAAAAATAATATAAAAATATAGGGTTCTGAATCAAAACTAGATATATTGAACGCAGACATAACAGAAATAATTGCTGAAATAACGAAACTTGCATAAAAAAGTTGATTATCATACCGTACTGCAGCAAAAATAGACAAAATACCAAGAATAGAAAAACAAATTAAAGCCGCAGTTGAATTAAAATTTGCATTGAATAAAGTTAGTATAGTTAGAAAAAAAGATACCACTCCACTTGTTAGAAATAAATTATCACCATAATTTATTTTACCTAGGATAGAGGCAAGACACATTGTTCCTGAAATAAATAATGCTAATGATTTGTGATGTTCTCCTGTATTGTCTTGTGTATTTTTAGAAGCAGAACTGTTAATATCATTCAACATACTTTTTAACCAATTATCTAGTATGTCTGAAAAATATTCCAATATCATAGTTCCAACAAGAAGCACATTAACACCGATATTAACATAGGTATTTATAGAACCCTTATAATAATTAAAAACTACAAGAGTAATGGTTAGTACACATTCAACAATAATTTTATACGTTTTTGTTAAAAATATATCCCATGTATCTAATGCAGTTTGCGCAGCTTGTTCTGCATCTTTTTTGGGATTTCCATAAGTGATATTGATAGTGTTTAACGAAGATTGATAAATATCTTTTGCATTTTGAACAATATTGTTATAAGGTTTTATCCAAATCAAATAGATAACAATAGCTGCAAGGATAAAGGTAATTGACATGTACAAAGGAATGTTAGATGGTAAGGGTGGAACCCTACCATGAGGTAATATAGGTGCTACTGGCATGATATATTTAGTTTATAAAAAAGTTAAAAATTTTCAATCATTGTTTTTTTACCATGACAATTTCTACATAATGCTACTAAATTATTAATATGGTTTGACCCACCATCAGCAAGTCGTATTTTATGGTCAATTTCGTACCATGCATCTAATGTTCCTTGACACCCGTTACATTTCCATTGTTGACTTGCTGCTACATATTTTTTCTTGGTACCACTTACACTTCGTGTAGTAGAATCACCTCCCGATGCCATAATTCGTTGTTCTTGGGGTGGAACAAAATGTGTATCTAAAAAAGGTGTAAACAAATCTTTGGAGGTTTTGTCTAAAGGCATATAACGAACCATTCCATTTAAATGGCCTAACATTGACCTGGATTCAGATGGATTTTTTTTGATAAACATGTACATCGAATATGCAGCAAATGCAATTCCAACAATTTTCAAATATTTTTTATATGATTTAACTTGATTACTATATTTACCATCATGCATCGTATCCATAATAAAAAAAATAGTTCCTGCTAGTATCAACAATTCAATTTTCATACTATATACAATTCTTAAAAAAAAATGAAATGAATGTTAGTTCATTGTATTAAGAGAATACAATGAACAGTCCTACTTACAAAGCTCAATACATGGCTACTCTAAAGGCCCAAGTAAAACTTCAAACTATGAAGTCGCGAACCGATGAGTACCAGCACTTTCTCAATATGTGCAACATCGGGTAAAGGTTTCATCCCGGCAAAAATATCCAAGACTAAATAATTTAAAAAGGGCTTCGGTCCATTTTTTACTTTTCTTTGGATAACAATTTGGCAATAACAGATATAGTCATATCGTTCACACTATACCTTTTTCCAATAACGTTTACTTTTAAAATAGACCCTATAGTACAATCGAAAAATGTTTTATCTTCCATATGATGGTCTTTTGCTAAAAAGATGATAAAAGGCGATTCTTCATCTGGATATAATTTACACTGTAATCCTGCAATAGTGTTGGTTTCTACAATACAATTTAATTCTTGATTGTTAAACGGGACAGCTATTTTGCATTCAAACACAACTGTAAAAACAACATAATGGTCTTTCATCAAACCACTTGAAAAATTGACTACACGAATAGAACCCTTTTTTACATATCCTTCCGTAACACATTTTCCTTCTAACGGCCGTAATGTATGTTCTAAAATTTCGGTTATATTTTTGCCACATTCTGACATTGGTATTTGCACTGATTTTGTCAACAGTGAATCTGTATATAGCATAGTATACAAGGATACTATTCTTTATTTTAACTCAATTTATTTCTTTTTCTTTTCTTTTTTTTCTTTATCTTTTTCTTTTTCTTTCAAATTTTCATTGATTAAATTAAAGTTTCTAGCTACATTTTGAATGACTTCAACAGGGTTCAAAAACCAACGTTTTCCTTTACGTCCATGTTTTTTCAAATCAAAATATCGTAAACAAAATTCAATTTGCCAAATCAAATGTTCAATCTTGGGAACTTTTGTTTCTTCTTTCACCGATGTAGGTATGAGTTGATGTAAAATATCAATTGCATCTGGTTTCTTTGTAATTTTAAAACCATAGCGTGGTTTTTCAGAAGGTAAAGTAGGTAACGATAATTTAAATTCTCTTTCCGATAAATCTTTGGAAACAGATATTCCACCTAAAGGTAGTTCAAAATTGTCTATATTTTTTTCAGAGTCTTGTTTAAAAACAGGTAAACTTGGATAATCATAATGTACATATTTTTCCCACTCTTTTGTATAATAAGCTATTCTTGTTGCAGTATATTCCCATAGAATATAAATACCATTTACTTCAAACGATTTATAATAAGCTTTTAATTGATGTTCGAATTCGTTCAAGGATGGTTGACTATGTAGATATTTTGCTAATTCGAAACATTCTACATCGGTTAACCTGTCCATTAATGCATGAATATAAATGGTTCGTTTGTCTTCTTTCCATTCTTCCATTTTCATAGGTAATAATGTATCTAATTTTTTATATAAATCTTCAAACGCACTATATACTAAATATTCATCTCCAACTGCACGTAATTTTTGATTGCCTTCTGTTTCACTCAAGTCATATTTTGTTTTGAGCGTAGTCAATAATTTTTCAATATTTAAATTATGTTTTTCTTTTTCTCCAGGTTCAATGATAATAGATTCATGTACATAGGCCATTGGAATACGACGTTCGTAAGATGGAATGTTAGAATCTAATTGCGGTGGTTGAAACATGTAATATTCACCAATGTTGACAATATAACCTTGTCTATTGAAACGGTCAAAAATGGGAATTTTATTATCAATCATCTGAGACAATATGAAATCTAATTTTTCTTCAGGAACAATAGATTGAACTTCATTGATTAGTTCTTCACGTGTATATACATAATTTTTATTAAACAATACTTTTATTTGTTGAATAACTGCATTTGTATGAGAAGTTAAATAATCCATTGACAATTTTGTTCCTGGTGCATTAGATTCACTACTACATGTATAATTACAATCTTCCATGTAATCGGTTAACACTGTATAGGGCATATCACCTATAGGGTGTTCTATTTTTAATCCGGAAGAAGTGGTTTGATATACTGTTAATCCATTCAACGAATCATTCGTTTGAGTTTGTATGGAATTGAATCTACAATCAAACGCAATTTCTTTTAATATACGAGTTACTTCTCCTATTTTTTTTGCTTTCTGTTCACAATTCGAATACATTTTATAATCAATTGTAGGTGAAGAGTTATCATGTAACATGGCAGTATGCATAAAAATTTCAACATTTCTATTTTTAAAATCCAAATCTTTATGACTTCGAAACCGAACTGCTCTTCCAATAATCTGTTCAATTTGACTTAAATTCCACCAAGGGTTCAAAATGTGAATTTGACGAATATTTTTAAAATCAATACCTTCTGTTGTTGCATCCGTAATAATAACTACTTTAATTTTATTTCCATCTTTATTTTCAGTTTGGTTAATAAGAGAAATGGTATCTTGGATATTAACTGATGCGTTGGCAAAAGATGGATTCAATACCACATAAGAAAACCCATTGTCTATTTTATTGTATTCTTTGCACAAATTAGTTCGTTTTGTTTTATCTTTGTATTTATACCCAATAGCTTCCAATGCAACGGCAACGGGATAAATACCTTCTACAATTTGCCGCACATAAATAAGTATAATTCCTTCTGATTTTTGTAAAATAGTTTGAATTTTGTGTAATTTTCCACTATATTTAGAAATCTGGTTAGCATCAAAAAAATGTTCTGAATCGGATAAGTAAGCTATATCAGGTACTTTACCCTTTTCGTTAATTATCATGGCTTCTTTTATGTTTCCTCCATTTGGATAAGTAATCATGGCTAATTGATTGTAAATGTTAAATACGGTTAATTCTAAACCTGAAGTCGGTGTGTTTATTTGTTCTTGTATATATTTTTGGGATTGAAATTCGCTTAATTTTACAGGATAAATTTTTAAATGTTCCAATGTATAATCTCTGTTGGCGGGATGTTCATAGTGTAGGTCAGGATAAATACGATACGGGAACGAATATGGATTTTCACCTTTTACATAAGAAACGTAACCATGCAAATGTTGAATCAATACTTCTTTACCACCTTCTGTAAATGTATCATGCGAATCAAAAATATCGGATGCATCTTGAATATAAGGACGTTTATCGTTACGGTTTAACAATTGAGTTAAAAAAATTATATCTCGGCAATTGTGAAATATTGGAGTAGCTGTCATTAACAATAATTTAATAGTAGTATAGCTTACAATTTGAGTAATACAATTTGCAAAACTGATGGATTCAGATGTATCATCCTTAATGTTATGGGCTTCATCAATGACGAACATTGCACCTTCATAATGGTCCTGTATATATTTCTTTTTCCCTGCTTCTGTTTTACGTTCGATAGCATGACCAACTTCATTGGCAAATGCTCTGCATCCCATAAAAACATAATATTCATCAATAAGAGCATAAATTAATTTTACTAGAGTGTCTTTTTTCATAGGAAGAACTTGATATGGGTCTAACTCTTGTAAAAATTTATCTCCTACACAACTGGTGCATACCCATCGATTGTTTACTTGTTGTAAATGGGTTTCATTGAACAATTGATATTTAAAATTCTTTACGATGGCATCGGTCATGGATAAAATATAAATGCGGTGTTGTTTGCTAGAAGTTTTTAAATAAGTACGATATTCTTCACATATAGTAATAGCAGAACATGTTTTACCTGTACCTAATCCATGAAATAACAGCATACCGTTGTATGGTGTGTAATTGGACATGAAATTTCGAACAAACATTTGGTACGTGGTAAGTGTTAAAGGCAACATATCAGTATCATGTACAATTTGTTTCACTTCTTCTTCTGTTGTAGGGGTTGGTTGTTGAATGGGAAGATTAAATTCTTTATACTCATGTAACTGGTTAATAAAGTCATCTTCAATTATTGGGTAGGGTTGAAACGCTGTATAGTCTATAGTAACATGAAAATCAGGTATTTTATGTACAATGAATTCATTCATATATATTTTATCCATAAAAATAAATATGAACATCCTAAACATTAATGTTTAACAAGTGATCCAGCATATACAATGGCAAGAACAAACATGCTAAGTAAAGGGATAAATACAAAGAACCAAGAAACAATACTATATCCCTTTGAGCATAACCAATTCAATACATAGGCCCATATAGGTGCCCATATTAATGTAGCTACTATATTCCATACAGTGGTTTTATTATAAAACATGGAAATAAATACAGGAACTAATAAAATTAAATAAATTTTGGCAGGAGTGCAAAGAGTGTTAAAAAGGCTCATAATTTAGTACACTATTTTTTTTTAAAATAAACTTCCTCCAAAATTAGATGGCATGGGTTCAAATTGTGGTTCAGCATTTTGTAAAGGGTTATTTGGTCCTGAAAACATGGTGTTGAAATCGGGTTCAGGAGTTGCCATGGGGTTGGATGTATTTAATCCAGGAGGTAATAATTGAGGTGGAGCAGAGGATGACGTACCGCTAATAGGTTGTTTAGGTGTAAGTTTTACTTGAGTAGCTTTAGGTTCTTGAAAAAATCTGTCAACGACTATAGATACTTTTTCACCTATTTTAGAAACACTCAACATAACAATCAATACTGGTAATATAGTAGTAATTACATTTAATTCTGCATAAGGTATTCCACTCATAGTAGGTATGTAAGTTATAACACGATGAATAAATACTACACCTACAAATAATATAATAACTTGTATTACTATTTCAGATACTATTGCTATAGTTCCTTTATCTTTATCTATATCGGGTAAATATGTCTGAACGGATTTATTTAATAATGTAATAAAAACAACACCTAATACGCAATATTGTATGATATTTACAAATTCATTTTTACTTTCTGTTTCAAAATTAAAAACATGATTCACAAAATTAGGTTTTTCAGTTTCCATTGTTGTATATCAAGAAATTATTATTAGTTAAAATGAATAATATTAATTCTTTAGCAAAACTATGAAATCTTCTGTTACTCCTACTTCTAAAGTTTTTCGTGAACAGCCTAAACCTTCCATGATTACAACAGAACAAGCTATTTATATTATAGGTAACAAACTTTCAGCGCTTGAAAATAAATTTACTAAAACAATAAATGTTCTTGAAACAAAATTAGGCAACCATGAAAACTATGTAACTGAAAATTTACCTGATTTAGAATGCTTTAATAATGCATTCTCAGACATTAATAAACGATTGTTGGATTTGGAATCATTAAACGAACGTATAAACATCTTGGAAACTAATGCTAATATTAAACCTCCTCCTACTAAAAAAAAGAGTACGTTGAAGTTGAATGAATTAACAGATGCTACACCTACACCTAGTTTTGCTCCTGGTATATCCTTTTCGTAAAACTGTCTAAAAACAAGTATACGATGTTAATAATGAATACTTTGATAACATTATTAACTATTTGTACTGTAATTATTATTTATATGCATGTTGTATATCAATTAACAACTAGTAATGATTTAGAAATTTTTGAACTAGATACCCCGTCTAAAATAAAATTAGAAGAAGTTTGCAATTTACGACAACCACTTCTTTTTCCATATTATGATGAATCGTTACAATCTGTTTTTTCAAAATTAACGGAATATAAAGCATTCGATGTGAATGTATACGATTCCAGTTATAATTCAAATATCATATCTCTAAACAATGCATTTCAATTATTTGATAAAAAAAAATATATTTCGTTACATAATTCTGATTTTTTGAATGAAACAATGGTATCTAGATATTATATTACAACAGATGCCTATTTAAGACCTCCAATGGTTTCATCCATTACCTATGATGTATTGATGGGTTCTGAAGGGTCTTCAACGCGATTAGAATACAATACACATTATCGTAATTATGTTTATGTTTCGAATGGGTCTGTTACTATAAAATTAACTCCTCCCAAAAATGAAAAATATTTGAATCCCGAAAAAGATTATGCAAATGAATCCTATTATTCACCAAATCAGGTATGGAATACAACTTTAGATAAAGTTAAATTTTTAGAAATTACAATATCAAAAGGTCAAATGTTATTCATACCTTCCTATTGGTGGTATAGTATAAAATTTGAAAAAGATTCGTGCGTTTGTACATTACAGTATAAAACTGTAATGAACATTATTGCTACTTTGCCGAATATTTGTATGGGAATATTACAACGTCATAATACAAAAACAAAATTAAAATCTACTCTGAATTTTCACGCGAATCCTTCATCTTCTGACGAGTCTCGCACATGAGGAGACCACGATGTACACCTGTAACATCTGTCGCATTGTACTTGTGCTTGGCATTCTCAAGCTCCGACTTCACAAACTCTACATACTCGCCCTGTACTAGGTACTTGTACTGATTTGATGCAACTGTCAGATTTGCATGATGGACAAAAATATCCTCTCCTTCATAGGTAATAAAACCATATCCGGTTTTAGTATTAAACCACTTTACATATCCAATGAATCTCGACATACTACTATTGGTAATAATTCTTTATATTATTTTATAATTATAGTATAATGAGTAAATCAGAAGCAGACATGGGTTCAAATAATTCTCTAACAGAAAAGAATGAAACATTATTGTACACGAGTTTATTTTTTGGTATTATAGAAATCACGGCAGGCATATTAATGTTTATCAATAAAACATTGTTTTGGGGAACAATATCATATGTGATTGGAGTTTTTTTTCAATGTTTGATTGTATTAAGTACATTAACAGATATGCCATGGAATACATCTATATTTGAAAAAATATCAAAAATGTATGAAAAAGGTGTATTTATGTTTATTTATATTTTAATCATTTTAGGTGTATATATAGTATGTATTGTAAACAGCCTTGATAATATTGCGGAAGATGTTATGCCTTCGCAGTGGACATGGTATGCACGTATTATAGGTATTATTTTATGTGTTATTATTACTCCTATTTTGAATATGCAAATCC